CGAAGAAGATCATGACAAGACGTGAGACTAATATGACGATGGAGGAATTCAACACATTCTGCGACGCGCTGCTGAATTATAATGTCGGAGATAAGAAATGCCGGTATCGGAATATGAGTATCTGGTACGGTCTGCAGATTATGTTATATACAGGCCTGAGACCGCAGGAAGCCTTCGCTCTCAGCCGTGATGATATCGACATGGAGAATCGTACCATCAGTGTAAGAAAACGCGTAGGGAGCACGAGAGAGGCTATCAGGATGCTTATTCCGCCGAAAACGGAAGAATCGGCAGCGACAATTCCGTATCCGGATGCACTGGATCAGATCCTTGAGCAGTGTATGGCATGGTCCACCACAGATCCTCTGCTGTGTGATTACGATGGCCTGCCTTTCGAGATCGACGAGCTGTCGCATTACATCCACAGGGTGAGCGAGAAACTGCCATTCAATTTCACGATGTATAAACTGCGTCACTTCTTCAGCACCACGCTCTTCAGCCAGGCGGCGAATCCAAAGGTCATCCAGAAGCTGATGCGCCATAAGAGCGCCAACATGTCACTGTACTACGCAGATGCCTCAGAGGAAGAGATGCGTGATACGGTTAATCACAGGAAGTTGTCATAAATGGTTTTAACAGGTCTGAAAAGGCCTGTTTTTAATGAAATATTTACAGAAAATCCGAACTATATTTTACCTGTATTTTAGGTGTAGTTTATCTGTATTGACTTGAAATCGAAAAAAAGCAGCCATCACAGCTGCTTCATTTCCTTTCGAACTAGATTCTTGATATAACCGCTGGCGCTCTTCTGCTTTTTTAAGAAGTCGTATATTTTCATATCTGTCTGATCATCCTTGTGGAAGACGATCTTCATCGCCTGGTAGTGTTCCTTCTGATGATTGGCCTTATATTCCTTGCGATCCATCTTAATTCACCTCGAAGTGCTCGCCGTACTTGGCATAGTGTGCCTTGCAATACGCATCGTAGAAGATCTGCGTTGTGCAAGGACTCAACTTATCATGCAGATCCTCACGGATTTCATCATCCATCAGAGCGACTGCACTATCATAGTCGATCTCTCTACCGTCTTCATCCTTGACCTTGCTCTCATCAACTTCCTCGATCCATCCGGTATTGCTGTTCTCGAAGATTCCGTCACTGATCTGACCATCCAGTACTCTCTGGCACTCCTTAGCATCGGCAGCGGTAATTCTGACTGTGGTGTATTCATTCGTACCGGTCTTGTCAGAGTTGAATACCTCAATCTTGATTCCGTCTTCCTTCCAGTCATGCGTATATGACGGGTTGAATGACTCTCTCTGTCTGTGACCAGGTGCTCCGTATACGTTCCATGTTCTTGTTGTTGTCATAATCTTCATATCCTCCTTGACTACGCTTACAGTCTAGCACCATACTTTTTATTTGTCTAGCCCCAGACAGCAAAGAGCATAAAAAAACAGCGCATTTTCTTTGTCTAGCGCTAGAAATCTGTAAAATGGTAATTTTGTGGTAAAACCATATACCAATATTGGCCAGTATTCGCCAGCGTTATGTGCGATTTTTCCAGCATTCGCCGATATTCGCCAGTATTCGCCAGTATATATCCGTGGCGTCATCCCCACTTGATTCAGTGGCAAAAACCGCATGTTTATGCGGTTTTGTTGCGTTTATGGTAATTTTTAGGGTAAAACGTTAAAAATTTCTTCTATCATCCAATCGATCAAATTATTACAGTCGCAGTATTTCATCTGACCCAAATAACTGCTCATGATATTATCAAAATCCTCATCGTCTATATATCCTGCCTGATACCTCCGGAGCGCATGGAGCATTCTCTTCTTCATTCTTCTGGCAGCTTCTCTCGTGATCTTACGATAGCCAGGATAAATCGTACATCCGACAAATGTAATTCCGCTCTCTACTCTGCCGATTGTTGTTTTGCTATTAAGAGTTAGATGTAAATTAATATCAAGAAAATCTTCTATATTTCTTAACCAGTACCGGAGCTGATCGGTGTCATTGGATAATATGATCATATCATCCATATACCTTATATAATAGTGCGCATGCAGTTCGTGCTTAACGAATTGATCCAACTCATTCAGGCACACGTTAGCCATGAGCTGACTTGTCAGATTGCCAATCGGCATGCCTACCTCATACAATCGATCCTCCGGATCTATATCATTACAATTTACTCCAGGCGGTAGGCCGAACGGCGTATGGTCACAGTTGATGATTACATCCATTAAACGTAGGAATTCATCTTCGCCTTCGAATTTCCTTTTCAAAATATCCATCAGCACTCTATGATCAACGCGATAAAAGTACTTCGATATATCCATTTTCAGATAATACCATTGCTCAGGCTTTCTGTGGACGTGTGTACACCAATATTGCAGCCTCTCTGCCGCCCATGTAGTACCTTTACCGATACGACAACCGTACGAATGATATATCATCTGATTATCAAGATACTCATTAACTTGCAGATATATCGCCCACTGTACAATACGATCCTTGAATCCCAGAGCCATTACCAGTCTCTTTTTCGGATATTTAACGTAGAACTGCCGGTACTTGCCTACAGTATATGTGCCGTATATTAGTTCATTCTGGATCTCAATTAACTTCTCCTCCATGTGTGCACTGAAGAACGTGACGTCATCACGATACCACTTCCTATTGCATGCATGGAAGTATGCATTCAACAAATTATCCCATGAATATATTTTCTCAATTAATTTCATTTTGACTCCTAAGTAAAATAAAAATAAAACGCACGTGACAGTGCCGATCAACGGCCTAGTCTATGCGTTTCGATGCCGTTGAGCATCTTCCGTTGACGGCATATGCCATCGAGAAATATGCTCCTTATTGCAAATTACATCGTCTCATCTGGATCGTAACCCATGAGAATCTTTTTCCTTAAATAGTAATAAGCGCAGCGGAAGCCGACGTTGCCGTTCGAATTCGCCCGCGAGTTGTTGCCGTTCAGTGAGAAGACACCAGCGTTCGTGCCGTTGTTCCAGTTGCCACCGCGATAGACAAACCGCTTGTTCATAGCATATTCCTCACTATTCATCAGATGGATACTTCATCCATCCTCCTAATAGTCTACCAATTTCATCGAGTTCTTTCGACCATAATTCGTGAAGACCCGGCGATATTAATTTAACATCAGGAGACACCGCAAAGTCAATAAGAGATCTGATAATCTCGAGTTGAACGTCCATTTCTTTCTGACAGTTCACTCTCTCTTTACCTCTGCTCTTATTTGCACGAGTGCACCATTCCAGCATATTAATATATGCTTGCGTTAAATTTTCGCGCATTTGAAACTTCTCCGGCTTTCTCATATTTTTAGTCCTGTCATCCACTCTGATCATCGATCTGATAATTTTCTGACGCACTAATAGAGTATCCATAATGCCTCCTTAATTAAACGGGAGAGCGCTCGCCATCCGACGAGCGCTCAGAAAATCAGATTTCAGATTTCAACATAAGCGCAGCGGAAGCCGACGCCGCCGCTCGAAATCGCCCGCGAGTGGCTGCCGTGCAGTGAGAAGACACCAGCGTGCGCGCCGCTGCCCCAGCTGCCACCGCGACAGACAAACCGCTCTGCAACGCCGTTATTCAGGAAGAAACTATCACCTTCGTAATCTTCTGTTGCAGTGTCGGAGTCAGGCAGAAGTGCGAGGGACCTCAGCAGAATCTTAGCATTATCACTGACTGCAGATGTGCATGCCAGATCGCCAAATAAGCAGTTACGAGATACATTAGATGCATCTGCAATGGATGTGCCGTATGTCCATTTGCTATCTGCAAAATCCAATTTAAGCGTAGATCCGCTCAGCGAGGCAGCATCGATCGTGGACTCAGGAGCTACCAGAGCACCGTCAGATGCGTTGATTGCTCTCCACAGTGTAGATGTCTCATTCAGCGGATTGTCCGGATCACACGCGTCGTTATTCGCGAGGATCTGTAATTCGCCCCATACGAATCTGATGCCTGCCTGCCACTCCCATACGTTACCGTTCAAGTCATAAACACCTTCGATCGTATTGTCGTGAGACCAAGATACAGGTCCGGATCCAGTAGCGACTTTCGCACGTCTACCATCAGATTCGTAAGATACAGGCACAGCCTTATAATTGGACTCTCTTGTATCCTTGCCGTAATTGTTATTACCGTACGGCAGGAATCCGTTTTTCTTGCACCAAAGCGCGATGGCCGCCCACTCAGCATTTGTAGATACGTGCCAGCCGTCCCCCTTGTTGTAGCAATTGCTATATGCCTTTTCGAAAGTTACATATGTAGCAGGTGTTTCGAATGGCAGAGAATAGCCGATGCCGTTGTAAGATGTGCACTGATACTTACCATACCAGAACCCATCAATTTCTTTGCCGTTTACGATAAATGCAGGATGTGTGGAGTCGTTGCCGCCTGTCAGCACATCGCTGTTTTTAAATTTCGGAATATACACTAATACTGAAGGAAGACCACTGTCGTCAATCTTAACCTTATTGCTCGGGCAGAGCATTCTGACCGCGAGATCCGTTAAATCAAAATTCGCCATATTTCCTCCTTATTCAATCGACCAGAGCGTCAGTGTGACATCAGCCATATCGATGTCAGCCTTCATACGCTCTTCATCATTTTCGCCGTCTTCATAAGACGCGGCAGGGATATCGATCTGAGCCACATACTTCAGACCTTTCTCAGTGCCGGTAACGAGATTACCGGACTTGTCACTGCATACATCGATCTGCACAGGCCAGTCCTTCTGGTACTTAGCGCAGTTAATCATGATTTCATCATCACCGAGATACAGTCTTGTGCCGTCCTGCTCGAAGTCGATTTTCTTTCCGACATTCTTCTCGATGACCTTAATAACATTCGCCATCTTACATACCTCCCTTTACGAATAATTTAATCGCTGCGGATGTAGCAGATCCATCGAATTTAACCTTAAATCCGTTAAGCTGCTTATCGTAAATTACGATATCTCCTACATCACCTTCACTCTCTGTCACAATCGTCTCAACCGTATAAGAGAGCTGTGTCCTCGTTGTAGACATGCTGATCGTTTTCACACTGTTGTTGCGAGGATATACGACGGTATTCGTAAGAGTCACATCGATCTCCTCCACAGCATTCTGTGCAACCAGATTTGCGATAGCGAAGAGCGCCGTCGCTGCAGCTTCATAACCGTCACCGATTCCGCCCTCCATCTGGTTGAAATTACCAGCAGACTGCAATGTACCTTCCTGGATTACCTCACCGGTATCCTGATCAACCACGCGATCAATCCAGTTAACATTCTGATACATGGATCATTCTCCTTTCCATATCATTTCACTTCACTTCCACTTCGTAGATCGGCACCTTGAGATTAATCATGCATCCCTGTCCGGATACCTTCTTAATTTTCCGCGCCTGATACGCTGCGACTTCGCCCCTGATATCAATGATACGAGAGGCTGTGATAGTCACAGCCTTCGTGTCCAGCTGGGGAAAAGTAGCCATGATTACCAGATTCTCGCCATCGATTTTCTTTTGGTTGATTGTGCCTGTGTACCACGTACTGCCGACAAGTACCTGTACTTCATGGATCGCTCTCAGCCATTGCTTCCTTCGATATCCGAGAAAATCATCCTGAAAATAACTCATGCCTTCTCCTTTCCATCATTCACCACAATGCAATACACCGCATCTCTTATGAGTGTAATATCTGAGCGCAGCGGCCTGCGCTGTGGCTATACTGTTAGCCTCTGTTTTTGCGACAGTACCGCTCAGCGGATACGTGCCGCAATCTGTATATGAGTATCTGGAGTATGCACTTTCTTCCGTAGTGCCTACTCCTTCCTTAATCCCTTGATACACCGTACCATCCAGCGGATAAGTACCGGCGCAAGTGAATGCATACTGCGCATCGCTCTCCAATTCACTCACATTTACATCGTAGGATTCCGACTTGCCTACTGTACTGACATACGGATACGTACCAGCCTGTGTATCAGCACTGGAGTCAAATGCATATTCATGATCGGTATCATTCGGATCTGTTTCAACTGCCGGATCCACCTTAGCGCCAATCGTAGCGGCGTATGGATATGTACCGGCCTCTGTATCACAATCGGAATCGAAACCATATTTATGACCTTGTTCCTTCGGGCCGGCTTCAACGCCTGGCTTAACGATAAATCCAACCGTAGCAATATACGGTTTTGTGCCGCAGTAGTCGAATGGATATCTATGCCGGTTTTCATCGTATTCGAAGGCAATGCCGTTCTCAGGGCCTTGCTCCCAATAGTAATACACGCCAACGATATGAGATCGCTCGTTCTTGGCTTTATTAGCAGCCTTAACGAATGCGTCAAAAGACTCCTGATCCGTATCTGTATTTGTAGTTAATACGTAAAATGTATACGGCAGGCCATCCATCTCATACCATTCCATGACGTAGCCTTCTCCAAATGCGGCAGAGATCAGCCTCTCGACAGCCCATTTCGTGCCGCGCTTGGCCTTGATCTGTTGTGCAAATGCGATAGTCTCTCGCTTACG